CAATTCAACCAGCAGTGCCTTTAACGGGCAGATTACAGCGGGCAACGGTGCGAACTCAGTTGGTGATGCAGGAGGAGCCGGGGGAACTGCAGTTGGCGGGGATATCAATATTCAGGGCGGCGACGGCAGCGATTCCCCCGGCGTTATTACCGGAGGCACTAACCCTTATCGTGGGGGTTCCGGGGACGGTGGAGCCAGCTATTGGGGAGGTGCTTCACGGAGTGGCGAAGGGATTGCATCAAACGACCGGGCTTCATTTGGTGTGGGCGGCGGAGGCAACATCCGAACTTCGCCTTACTACGGTAACTACGGGGCTGACGGTATTATATACATTGAGGAATTCAGCTGATGAAAACTTATGCCCGGATTGAAAATCAGTGCGTTGCTGAGATCGTCTCGCTGAATGGGAAGCCTGAAAAACTCTATCATCCGTCACTGGTATGGGTGGATATTACCGCGCTACCCGAACAGCCCGATGTAAATTATCACTACAGTGGCGGCGTGTTTAGTGCCCCGGCTACAGAAGCTGAGAACGCAGTACTGATTGCCAGCAACAGGCTTGCCGCTGAAATGGATGTGGCAAACCGGACAATCGCGCCGCTGCAGGATGCGGTTGATATCAGTATTGCAACAGAAGAAGAGATTGCCCGTCTGGCAGAATGGAAACGATATCGGGTGGCTCTCAGCCGGATTGATACCAGTGATAGGCAAGGTATCGTATGGCCGGATAAACCAGAACAGTTAAAAGCTATTATTTAGCAATTTGATAGGGGTGCACGGATTACGGTTGCAGACATGTATAAAAGATACAGTTAAGCTCAACGTCTAAAGCGTGTATGATTAAAAGTCATTAATTTAAAAGCAGTGAATCAATTTTAAACTATCATAAAAATGTATGCAATTACAGGCTAGTATTGATAGCCAAAGTTTTTATTCGATAGTAGATATAGCCAAATGCCTTATCAATAAGGAGTAAGAATGTTTAGCCTAAAAGAAATTGAAGATACGATTGCAGAATGGGAAGATGAAGCCGAGGAAGCAGTAAAAGAAGAATTAGATATACAAAGAATGAAGGAGCTATCTCAAGCAATAGATGAGCATATTCAGGAGCATCATAGCAAAGAAATTGAAGACATAATTCGCGAGTTGACCGAAAGGCAAGCCGGTATTTTCTCAGATCATGATGAACTAACTTCTGAAAGTCAGAAAGAAGACGATATTCAACAGGATGAAGCCATTGACGAATTGCTTGATAAGTTAAGGCAGTATCAAAAATAAGATCAAATATTTATTAATGCTATGACAAGATTTTTTAAGAGGATGCATGAGGAGTATTGTACTTCGTGCATCCGTTTTTTTTGAATATTGCTAATTGTTTTACTGACAGACCAACAAACCGTAACAGCATGCATCCTATTCAATGACCTGACACCCTGAGCACACCCTCAAAACGGAGTGCATCAGATGTCTGATTATCATCATGGTGTCCGCGTCGTCGAAGTCAACGACGGCAAGCGCACCATTACAACCGTATCAACCGCAATCGTGGGCATGGTCTGCACCGCGCAGGATGCGGATGCGGCAACCTTTCCGCTCAATACGCCGGTACTTATCACCAATGTGCAGGGCGCTGTCGGTAAGGCTGGCAAAAAAGGCACGCTTGCGGCTGCGCTGCAGGCCATTGCTGACCAGTCCAAACCTGTGACCGTCGTCGTGCGCGTGGCTGAAGGTGCCGACGAAGCCGAAACCACGTCAAATATCATCGGCGGCACGGATGAAAACGGCCAGTATACCGGCATGAAAGCGCTGCTCGCCGCGCAGACCCAGCTCGATGTTAAGCCGCGTATTCTCGGCGTGCCGGGGCTGGACTCACTGGCAGTGGCAACCGCGCTTGCCAGCATTGCGCAGCAGCTGCGCGCCTTCGCCTACGTCTCTGCGTGGGAATGCAAAACCATTTCCGAAGCCCGCCTGTATCGCCAGAACTTCAGCCAGCGTGAGCTGATGGTTATCTGGCCTGATTTCCTTGCGTGGAACACCGCGACCAATAAATCCGACACGGCCTATGCCACTGCCCGTGCGCTGGGCCTGCGCGCCAAAATCGACAACGACACGGGCTGGCATAAAACCCTGTCTAACGTCGGCGTAAACGGCGTGACCGGTATTTCCGCATCGGTGTTCTGGGATCTGCAGCAGACCGGCACCGACGCCGACCTGCTCAACGAGGCCGACGTTACGACGCTGATCCGTAAAGACGGGTTCCGCTTCTGGGGCAACCGCACCTGCAGCGATGACCCGCTGTTTCAGTTTGAGAACTACACCCGCACGGCGCAGGTGCTGGCCGACACGATGGCCGAGGCGCACATGTGGGCGGTTGATAAGCCGCTGACGCCGGTTCTGGTGCGCGAGATTATCGCGGGCATCAATGCGAAGTTCCGCGAGCTGGTTAATGCCGGTTATCTGCTGGGTGCATCTGCCTGGTATGACGAAAGCGCCAATGATAAAGACACCCTTAAGGCAGGGAAACTCTTTATCGATTATGACTATACGCCGGTTCCGCCGCTGGAAGATTTAACCCTTCGCCAGCGCATTACCGACACCTATCTGGCGAACTTCGCCGCATCCGTAAATAGCTGAGGAGCCGGATAAATGGCACTGCCACGCAAACTGAAGGGCATGAACCTTTTTAATAACGCCAACAGCTATCAAGGCGTCGTCACCGCCGTGACCCTGCCGAAGCTGGCGCGTAAGCTCGACCCGTTCCGCGCGGGCGGCATGAGCGGCGCGGCCTTCATTGATAACGGTCTGGAAGATGACGCGCTCGATGTTGAGTGGAGCATCGGCGGTATTGATGAGCTGGTAATCACGCAGTGGGGTGCGTCTGACATTCCCCTGCGCTTTACCGGCTCTTACCAGCGCGACGATACCGGCGAGGAAATCGCGGTAGAGATTGAGGTGCGCGGTAAGCATCAGTCGTTTGATTTCGGTGAAGCCAAACAGGGCGAAGACACCGAAACCAAAATCACCAGTAAAAACACTTATTACAAGCTGACTTTTAACGGCAAAGAGCTGATCGAAATCGACACCGTCAACATGGTGGAGAAGGTTAACGGCGTTGACCGCCTTGAACAGCGCCGTAAAAACCTCGGCCTGGTATAAACCCTGATGCCAGCGCCTGCCGCTGGCTTTACCTGACTACAGTGAACAGAGAACAATCATGGAAAAGAAAAATAACATTGTTGAGTTTGAAACCCCGCTGATGCGCGGCGAAACCGAAATCAAAAGCGTGGAGCTGATTAAGCCGAATGCCGGTAGTCTGCGCGGCGTGCGCCTGGCTGATCTGTGCCAGTCGGATGTTGATTCCCTGCTGACCGTGCTGCCCCGCATTACCCTGCCAGCACTGACAAAGGCCGAATGTAACGCCCTCGATCCGGTTGACCTGATTGCGCTGGGCGGCAAGGTGATTGGTTTTTTGCAGTCGAAGTCGGACGAATAGACTGGCCGCACGGCCTGACGGTCAACGACCTGATGGCCGACATTGCCACGATATTTCACTGGCAACCTTCCGAGATGTACGACATGCCGCTGGCCGAGCTGATGGGCTGGCGGCATAAAGCCTTTATCCGCAGCGGAGCGACCCCGGATGAGCAATAACCTTAAAGTGCAGGTGCTGCTGAACGCGGTAGACAAAGCTTCGCGGCCCTTCAAAGCCGTGCAGACCGCTGCCAAAAATCTGTCATCTGACATACGCCAGACGCAGACGACCATTAAGGAACTGGACGCGCAGGCGGGGAAAATTGATGGCTTCCGCAAGGCCAGTGCGCAGCTGGCCGTCACGCAGCAGAGCCTCAAAGACGCAAAGCAGGAGGTAGCAGCGCTGGCCGTGCAGTTTAAAAACACGGAACGCCCGACGACACAGCAGGCCCGCGCTCTGGAAAAGGCCCGCCAGGCAGCGTCGGAGCTGCAGACGAAGTCCAACAGCCTGCGCCTTTCGGTGCAGCAGCAGCGCGAGGCGCTTAACGCAGCGGGGATTTCCACTAAAGCCCTGAGCAGCGAGCAGCAGCGCCTGAAATCCGCCTCGGCGCAGGCTACGGTCAGCCTGAGCCGTCAGAAAATGGAGCTGCAGCGGCTGAATGCACAGCAGGAGCGACTGAACCAGACCAGCGAGCGCTACCGCAAAGGGCAGGAGCTGTCGGGCAAGGTGCGCAACATGGGCGCGGCCGGTATCGGTGCCGCCACGGTTGGTGGCATGGCTGCTACGTCGCTGCTGATGCCGGGATTTGATTTCGCACAGAAGAACTCTGAGCTGCAGGCCGTGCTCGGCGTGGGAAAAGAATCGCAGGAAATGAAAGCCCTGCGTGCGCAGGCCCGTCAGCTGGGTGATACAACCGCCGCCTCTGCCGATGATGCGGCAGGTGCGCAAATCGTTATTGCCAAAGGCGGCGGCGATGCCGCTGCCGTTCAGGCCGTTACGCCGGTTACGCTCAACATGGCGCTGGCAAACAAGCGCACGATGGAGGAAAACGCCGGGCTGCTGATGGGGATGAAATCAGCCTTCCAGCTCTCAA